AATATTGTGTTTGAAGAGTTTCCTATTGTTGGGACTCGTCTTACCTTGGACTTTTATAATGCTAATAAAAAAATAGCTATAGAAGTCCAAGGTAGGCAACACACTGGTTTCGTTAAATTCTTCCACGAAAACAGAATGAACTTTCTTCATCAGCTTAATAGAGATAAGAAAAAAGAACGTTTCTGTGAACTTAACGAAATTACACTTGTAACTATTTTCGAAAACGATACAATAAATAAAGACCTTTTCGAAAGTCAAGGTGTAATATTATAACATGAAGAAGGACTCTCAATCAGAGAATTTTAAACAGTTCAAAATTCCTGAAAACTATTTTAACAAACTCTATGAGTTCAGTGGGTCCGATGAATCCTCCAAAGGATTTATAGTGGCTTATGTCTCTCAAGATGGATGCCCCATGATTTATACTAAAGTAGCCAATCCAATCGTAGAAATGGGTTTAGTTAAGGCTTTGGAAAAGTATTTAGATGAGGTAGACAACGAACAGAATTCCATTGACATGACTGACGAGCCGTGATAACGTCCGTTCGGAATGATTTATTCGTATGATTTAGAGACTCAGTTGCTCGCTGGACTGATTAAATATCCAGAAAGATACGCAGATGTTGCATCTTTCGTGACAGAGAAAGACTTCTGGAGTGAAAGCTCTAAGATAAATAGAACTATTTTTTGTGTGCTTCGTCAAGCAATTGACAACGGTGAAAAAATTGATGACGTAGTAATATCTCAAAGAGTAAAGAATTTTGGGGTAACTTTTGAGGACAATATCAATCCATCTGATTATATTGAATCTTTGTCTCTCAAGAAGTTATCCCCAGAATCTATTATAAGCGTTGCTAAAGAGTTGAAGAAATACACTATTCGTCGCGAAATTGCGATGTGTGGCGCTGAGATTAATAAGAAGATGAAGTCTATCTCTCCATCTTCTGATTACAACGTCATTATTGAAACTGCTGATAAACTTTATAATGATCAAATTAATCTGTACGAAACTGGAGCAGATCAGCCTGAAAATATTTTCGATGAAATGGAAGCTCTTATTGAAGAGCGTGGAAATAATCCAGTTACTGAATTTGGATTTGTCGGTCCTTATCCGAAGACTCAGGATATGTACGGTTCCCTTCTCAGACCGGGAAATATTACAGTTATTGTTGCTCGTTCTGGCGTAGGCAAAACTCAACTGTGTTTAGATTTTACAACTAAAGTCTCTGAGCAATATAAAGTTCCAGTTCTTCATTTCGATAACGGAGAAATGAGTAAAGAAGAACTAATCTTTAGACAGTGCGCTGCTTTATCTAAAGTTCCAATGTATCTTCTTGAAAGCGGTAACTGGCGTAAAGCTGGTCCAGAAGTTGTTGATAACGTGAGATTGGTTTGGCGATCTCTGAAAGAAAGATACAAGCATCTTTATTATTATAATGTTGGCGGAATGAGCGTTGATGCTCAAATAAGCGTATTGAAGCGTTTTTATTATTCAAAAATTGGTCGAGGTAATCCTCTTATTTTCAGCTTCGATTATATTAAAACAACAAGCGAAAACAGCGGTAACAAAAATGAATGGCAGCTTGTTGGCGAAATGGTCGATAAATATAAGCGTTGTATTCAAAGAGATATTAAGAGCGACAAAGGTCCATGTATTTCAATGATGACTTCAGTTCAGTCTAATCGCGCAGGTATCGTAACAAACAAGAGCGCGGCTAACGTAACTGATGATGAAAGCATCGTCTCCCTATCAGATCGAATCACTCAGTTTTCATCTCATATGTTTATTCTTCGTCAGAAAACATTTGATGAATTACAGAATGAAGCTGGTTACGGCACTCATAAATTAATTAATATTAAAGCCCGTCATTTGGGTAAAGACATTGCTGGAGCTATTAATCCAGTAAAACTTCCTGATGGAAGCCTTAAAAAGAATTTTATTAACCTAGAAATTGCTAATTTCTGTGTCACTGAAAAAGGTGATTATAGAGATATCGTCGATTCTCTAAGCGCAACCGCAACTGTAGCTAAAGATAACGATGACGACGTACCTAACCTCGATTAATAATCAAGCAGAACTCATTGAAAAAACTTTAATCGATCTTGGATATCAACTCTCAGATCGTGGTAAGTATTGGCAATGTAATGCTGTTTATCGTGATGGAGATAATAGAACCGCTCTACAAATTTGGAAAGATACCGGAATCTGGAAAGATTTCGTAGCAAACACTTCTTATCAACCCTTTAAAAGACTTCTTGAGCTTTCTTGCAAAGACGATTCTCAGATAGAAGAAATCTTGCATTCGATTAAGAATAATAATGATCCTTGTATAGAATCAATCAGAACACCTAAAATGGAATCAGATCAATTTTTCGACCACGATGAAGTAAAGACCTTGCTTCCTCATTATGATTTTTATAACAAGAAATGCATTAGTTCTGAAATTCTAGAGATCTATCGATCTGGTTTTTCAATGTCTGGAAAAATGAATGGCCGTTTCGTGTTTCCAATATTTGATGAAAATAAAAAAGTGATTGGAATTAGCGGCAGACATTTGCTTTGGAAACCAAATGCTCCTGCTCCAAAGTGGAAACACATTGGTAGAAAAGGCAACTGGATATATCCAATCAATCTACAATCTGAAGATGATAATATATTTAAAAAGACTATCGAAGAAAAACGCTCAATCATTCTTGTAGAAGGCATTGGAGATAGTCTCGCATTGTCTCAACAAGGATATTATAATCATCTTGTAGTATTTGGTTTGGAGATTAGTTCTAAACAGTTGTCTTATTTAATGTCTTTATCTGTAGACGAAGTTGTCGTTTCTACAAACAATGACGCTGATAAAACTGACAATCGCGGACTTCAAGCAGCTATAAAGATATTCCTTAAGCTTATTAAATATATCGATATCGATAAGGTTAAGATTAAACTTCCTATCTGCAAAGACTTTGGCGAAATGCTGGAGAAAGGCATTTCGATGGAAAGATGGGAAAATAAGAAGCGAGATAGAATAACTCAAGTAGAATACATTCTTGATTATGTATATAATAACGATAAGGATAAGAAAACTATTTCTATCCTTAAAAATTATTTAGAAAGTCTAAAGCTTTGAAGGAAACTTTATCAGCCAGCAAAATAAAGACATTAAAATCCTGCTCATGGCAGTATTGGTGCAAATATGTATTGAAGTTACCAGATAAAACAAATTCTGGAGCTTTAATTGGCGATACTGTGCATATCATTCTTGAATGTCTTGGCTCGTCCAGACATAAAAAACATTATGATTTAATCATAAAGAAGAAAAATATCTTTGCATCTAAAGCTATTAAAAGAATGGTTCATAAACATATTAAGAGAAAAGATCTTAATACCGAATCAGACTTAGAAAATATTTGCTCAATGGCCTTGAACGGATTGATGTATGATTTTTTCGGTAATAAGTACGGGACTCCAACAGAAGTCATTTCAGAAAAAGATTTCGAGATTACAGTTCAAGAAGAAGATATCAGCTATAAAATAAAAGGTTTCATCGATAAACTTTTTATTTATGGCGATCATGGAATTGTATTAATTAGAGACTTCAAGACTAATAAAAAGAAATACGAGGGCAAAGAAGTTACCGATAATCTACAAGATTATATGTACACTCTTGCTATTAGAAAGCTTTATCCTCACCTCAAAGATATCAAAATGGAATTCTTGTTCTTGAAACAGGATTTAAATGCTGATGGAGTTATGCCTATGGAAGCTAAAGATAAGTATGAACTTCTTGGCTTTGAGCATGAACTGACTGGCTATCAAAAATACGCCGATTCTTTTACAGAAAAGACGGCTATATCTAATATGGCAGCAAATCAAGGTATGCCTAAAGATGGAAGTTTTGCTGGCAAACTTCTTTGTGGATTCGCTAAACAACCAAATCAAATTAAAAAAGACGGTACTCCAATGTGGTATTGCACTTATAAATTTGGATTTGATTATTATGCAATTGTAGACAAAGATGAAAAGATTAAGAAGTCCGCGTTTACTAAAAAAGAGTTACAGAAAATTAAATTAGCAGAAGGAGAGAAGATAGTAAAAAATAAATACGATGGATGTCCTTGTTTTAAACCAAAACCAGTTGAAGCCACAGACGATTTCGACCTTGACAAGTTTTAAGTTCTTGCTAAGGTTTATGGAGAATGCTGCCA